TGGCCAGCAGCGCGGCTAATAAGACCGCGACAAGCACATGGCCTCCAGCTCGGACAGTTGATCGAACGACAGCAGCGGGCTTATATCAACGTCGCCGATAAACGCTGCAACCAGATCGGCGCGCTCTTGGATGCCGTTCTCGGGCTCTGGCGCGGTGTAGTCGAAATGGCAATCTAGTTCTATGCCCTCAAGTTTTAAGTTCATTCCAGCACCTCGCGGATGAAGTCGCGCATGGCGGGGCTTACCTCGGCCTCCAAAGCCATAAGCGCGGCGCGATACGTTTTGACTTGATTGTCTAATGCGTCAATGCGTGCGTAAGCCGCGTCGAGTTTATTGTCAGCGTCTGCCAACTGCTGAGCCGTTGATTTTTTGACTTTTTTAGGTTCGTAAACGTAATCGGGATTTTCATCCTCTACACATTCAGGGAATGATGCGTCAAGCATAGGCGCGGGGTTGTGATAGTTCGGGCAGCTGTGCTCAATGCCGTGGTGCATCAAGCGGCTATTTAAGCCCGCAAACGCGGCAACATACTCAGCGGTGCTCATGCCCGAAAAAAACTCAGGATACGCGCGTTTAAGGTTAACGCTACTTAACGCTTCAATTTTGTGTTTTTTAGGCTTTGCGAGTGTGTCGCGATAAACCTGAGCGTTTTCAGGTTTGACAGTGTAGAGAGTTGTGGCGTGTGTGAATTCGATCATGGTGTTTCCTCTGTTTGTTGGGCTTTAGTTGCAAGTTGGATAATAAATTCAGCAATATCATCAGCGCTTTGGTAATCAAGAACTGACCAAACAATGACGGCGAAATCTTCAAATATGGCATCAGATTCCCCATATTCAGCGGCGGCAAGTTTGTCAAACAACTCAACGCCGCTTCCCGTGTAGTCATTAAGGACGTGTTGTAAAGCAAAAATTTTCCATTTATCGTTAATCATGTTTTACCCCTTAAAGTTGTTTACAAAGTGAAGCGCGATTTCGTACCAATTCACGTCCGACAGAAAAGCGCGCGCGTAATCTTCCATAAGATTAGACGGGCGGCGCTCGTCATACCCTAAGCCGCTGAAAATGACTTCCTCCGCATAGCTTTGCATTGCGTCCGCCAGTTCGTGTACGTCAACCAATGTCATGGCCTCGCCCTCTTCTAAGTCAAAGTATTCGGGCTCTAACCCGTCTATGACTTCCAACTGAACGCGCCAAGTGGAGTAGTTTGTCCAACCGTTATATTTTGTGTCTGTCATGATGTTTTCCTTTATTTAACAAGAACGTCGAAGTAATCAAGCATTGCCGCGACAGCGACAGCGCAACAAGTGAGAAACGCAACCGCGCGGGCGGCGAGAACTAAAAAATTAAACATGTGACACCCCCGACACGCGGAAGCAGCGACCGTCCGCGCGTTGGACGTCAATCGCGCCACCGCGATGGATAGCCAAGACCAATACGCGGACAGCGCGGCCATAGATAGTGGTTGTGATGTAGTTACCAATTTTCATGCTGTCACTCCCTCAATTGTTGAATCAGTACACACGCACACAATGCGCTGAAACTTAGGTGCGCCCTCAAGCGTGTGCACAATTACGTTTTTACCCGTGTGCGTGTAGCTTTCAACGCGCATGGATTTCCCGTGCACTTTGATAATTTGCCCAATGCGATATTGGGCTTTGGGGATAAATGCAAACTTCATAATTTACTCCTAGTGGTTGGTTGATGTATGTAGTGTACATGATTCTTTTACACTGTCAAGTATTATTTTACATAGGACATACCCTAAGGTGTGTTGGCTATGTTGGCGGATTGTGGGCTATGAGCGCGGGCGTAAATGACTTACGCGGGAAGCCGCATGAATACTGGGTTTTTGGTGTTTTGTAAGTCATGTAAGTTAAAAAATAGTTCATAAAGAAAATTCATAAATGTGTTGTTTATATACCACACCTAGTGTAAGTAGCACGGACGCAGCCAGCGATTTCAGTTTTTGTCCAAAATCAGCCAAAAAGGGCTCAAACCCAATGCCCATGCGGTCTAGCGCGTAAGTCATTTGATGACCTACACAAAGTGCCAACAGGGTAAACCCTAATATAAACTGACGTGAAACTTACGGCCAAAAAACCATGACTTACATTGCCAACAAATAGCACGCGGCAACCAACTGAATGTTGGCGGTCAAATAGCCAACAACCACCTTACACGAAACTTACGGCCAAAAAACCATGACTTACATTGCCAACAGGGTAAACCCTATGCCTTTGAGGGGGGTGGGTAGGGCCGACGGCAATGGGCCTAAGGTTACGGAGCGTCTGCAAGAAATTTTTATTTTTTAAATTTTTTGTATATACTCACCCCCACTTGCCACCGGCACGGGGAACACATGTTTCAATCGCTACCGCTTACCATCCGCGAAGTCAAAGCCACCGAGGCACGACTTAACGCCATCTACGACGCCGCCAAGCTCGGGCTTAAGGGCGATACCCTTGCTTTAGCTTCCGGCATGCTTCCTGCCGAATACCGTCAGCTGTGCGTCCTTGATCCTGTCGCCGAGATGGCCGAACAAAAAGGACGCGCAGACGGCGAGCGCCAGCTGTCAGAAGTAATGCACAAAGCTGCGCTGGAAGGCGACGCCAAAGCGGCCTTGGAAATCTTAAAGCACCAACACGGCTGGGTGGCCAAGCAAGCCATCTCCGTCGAGGTCGACCAACGCATCTCCATCACGTCCGCCCTGCAAGCCGCTAATGAGCGCGCCTTAGAGTTCATCGAAGCCGAGACACTACCAGCGCGTTCAGCGCCACAGCATGCAAACAACAATTTACTCGGCTGAAGACGAACAAGAGCTGATGGCTCGACTGTGGGCGCCGGCGATCAAGGACAACCCGCTGGCGTTTGTACTTTATGCGTTTCCTTGGGGCACGCCTGGAACGCCACTGGAACACTTCACAGGACCGCGCAAGTGGCAGCGCGAAGTACTGCAAGATTTGGCGGAGCACATTAAAACTAATCGCGGAAAAATTGATTTCGACACACTGCGTGAAGCCATCTCGTCTGGTCGTGGTATCGGCAAGTCGGCACTGGTCAGCTGGCTGACTATCTGGATGCTGACGACACGCATCGGCTCGACGACCATCATCTCGGCTAACAGTGAGGCCCAGCTCCGCTCGGTCACATGGGCGGAGATTACTAAGTGGCTGGCGATGTCGCTGAACAGCCACTGGTTTGAAGTTTCAGCGACGCGACTCATGCCGGCCAAGTGGTTGACGGAACTGGTTGAGCGGGATTTGAAGAAGGGCACCAGATACTGGGGCGTCGAAGGCCGGCTGTGGTCAGCTGAGAATCCTGACGCTTACGCGGGTGTGCACAACTACGACGGTGTGATGGTGATCTTCGATGAAGCGTCGGGTATCGACGACGGCATCTGGTCGGTGACAAGCGGCTTCTTTACTGAGAACACGCCCAACCGTTTCTGGTTGGCGTTTAGCAACCCGCGCCGCAACACGGGGTACTTCTACGAAACGTTTCACAGCAAGCGGGAGTTCTGGCGGACCAAGGTCGTGGACGCCCGCACGGTTGAGGGGACCGACAAGCAGGTCTACCAGCAGATCATCGACGAATACGGCGCTGACTCAGCGCAAGCGCACGTCGAGGTATACGGTGAGTTTCCCAACGCGGGAGATGACCAATTCATTTCGTCAGGCGTGGTGGACGACGCTATGGCACGCGAGAAGTACAAGGACCAGTCGGCGCCCATCATCATCGGCGTGGACCCCGCACGGTTCGGGGCGGATGCTACGGTGATCGCTATCAGGCAGGGCAGGGACATTGTACGGATCGACCGGCACAGAGGCGACGACACCATGACCGTGGTGGGGCACATCATTGAGGCAATTGAGGAGTTCAAGCCGGCGCTGGTGGTGATCGACGAGGGTGGACTGGGTGCTGGCATCGTGGACCGGCTGAAGGAACAGCGCTACAAGGTCAAAGGGGTGAACTTCGGCAATAAGTCCGCGCAGCCGATCATGTACGGCAATAAACGGGCTGAGATGTGGGGCAAAATGAAGGAATGGCTCAAGACGGCCAGCATCCCTAAAGATAGGTTCTTGAAAACAGATTTGATTTCGCCTATGATGAAGCCTGATTCACGTGGAACTATTTTTCTAGAATCTAAAAAGGACATGAAAGCACGCGGACTTGCGTCGCCAGATGCGGCGGATGCGATCTGCGTGACTTTTGCTTTCCCTGTAGCTCACAGGGAGTATACTGAACCCAAACGCCGCGTAGTCTCGGACCGTGGCATGGTGTCAACTGGTTGGATGGGATCATGAAACCTGGACTGTACGCTAACATTCACAAAAAGCAAGAGCGCATCAAGGCTGAAAAAGCTGCTGGCAAGCCAGTAGAGAAGATGCGCGCGCCAGGTTCTAAAGGCGCTCCAACTGCCAAAGATTTTAAAGACTCTGCCAAAACTGCGAAGAAGAAGTAACATGCCACTCAAAAAATCCACAAGCAAAGAAGCGTTTAAATCAAACGTCAAAGCTGAAATCAAAGCCGGCAAACCTGTTAAGCAAAGCGTGGCGATCGCATACAGCGAAAAGCGTGCGGCCGAAAAGAAGAAAAAATGAAAGCGCTACAAAACTGCCTGATTATTGAGCCGTACTATGAGAAGCACGAATTGTTCGTGCTACCTCATACTGAAAAGCCAGAGACAGGCATTGTGGTTGCGGTGGGGCCTGACTGCAAAGAAATAAAAGTGGGCGATCACGTATACTACGGCGTGGGCCAAGAGTTTTCATACGGCAAAGAGTTTGTTGTCATGCGCGAGCCCCACGTATTAGGAGTCATGAATGGCTGATCCAACCGGCATGGTCGCCGCAGCAAACGTAGCTGCCGGCGGCAAACCTGCAAAATCTGACTCAGATATTCTGACTGTCGCCCGCGCGCGACTGGACATGGCGGTGTCTGCGCTGATGGAGTCACGCGAAGATGAAATCGACGACCTGCGCTTTTATGCTGGCTCGCCTGACAACTCATGGCAGTGGCCATCCGATGTGCTGGCAACTCGCGGCGCGGTGCAGGGCCAAACGATCAACGCGCGGCCCACGCTGACGATCAACAAGCTGCCACAGCACGTGCGTCAAGTGACGAACGACCAGCGTCAGAATCGCCCAGGCGCCAAGGTCATCCCAGTCGATGACAACGCCGACGTGGAAGTCGCAGAGATTTTCAACGGCATGATTCGCCACATTGAGTACATCTCTGACGCTGATGTCGCATACGATACAGCGTGCGAGAATCAAGTGGCTTACGGGGAGGGCTACATCCGCCTTCTGACCGAGTATTGCGACGACAAGACGTTCGATCAAGACATTAAAATCGGTCGTATCCGCAATTCGTTCTCGGTTTACATGGACCCGCTGATCCAAGACCCGACTGGCGCGGATGCTAAGTATTGTTTCATCACGGAAGACGTGACTAAGGCCGAATACGAGCGCATGTACCCCGATGCGTCGCCCGTTTCGACCTTGCAGTCGCTTGGCGTGGGCGATCAATCGATCAGCAACTGGCTGAACGAGGACACGATCCGCATCGCTGATTACTATTACATCGACTACGACAAAACCACGTTGAATTTGTACCCTGGCAACGCTACAGCGTTCGAGGGCACACCCGAAGACAAGGAATTGCGTGCTATTTACGGCAAACCGAAGCGCAACCGCGTGTCGGAACGCCCTAAAGTCAAGTATTGCAAGATCAACGGGTACGAAATCCTTGAAGAACGCGAGTGGGCGGGCAAGTGGATTCCTGTGATTCGCATTGTGGGCAACGAATTTGAGGTTGACGGTCGTTTGTACGTAAGTGGACTTGTCAGAAATGCCAAAGATGCCCAACGGATGTACAACTACTGGGTGTCACAAGAGGCAGAAATGCTGGCTTTGGCGCCAAAAGCGCCATTTATTGGCTACGGCGGTCAGTTTGAAGGCTACGAGGACAAGTGGAAGACCGCTAACACCAACAATTGGCCGTATCTGGAGGTCAATCCGGACGTTACAGACGGCCAAGGCACTATGTTGCCACTACCCCAGCGGGCACAGCCTCCGATGGCTTCTAGCGGCCTTTTGCAAGCCAAGGCAGGCGCTGCTGAGGACATTAAGGCAACGACCGGCCAGTACAACGCCAGTTTGGGCATGGGCTCAAACGAACGCAGCGGCAAAGCCATTTTGGCTCGCCAACGTGAGGGTGATGTTGGTACATACCACTACGGTGACAACTTGGCTCGCGGCGTGCGTCACATTGCGCGTCAGTTGATCGACCTGATCCCCAAGATTTACGACACACAGCGCATCGCACGCGTCATTGGTGAAGATGGCGACACAAAAATGGCCAAGATCAACCCTGACCAGCCGATGCCAGTCAATAAGATCATGGATGAAAACGGCATTGTGATCGAAAAAGTTTACAATCCAAGCGTTGGTAAGTACGATGTGGTAGCTACCACTGGCCCAGGCTACGCAACCAAGCGTCAAGCAGCGCTGGAAGCTATGGCTCAATTGTTGCAGGGCAACCCGCAGCTGTGGTCTGTGGCTGGCGACTTGTTCGTCAAGAACATGGATTGGCCAGGCGCGCAAGAAATGTCCGCACGTTTTAAGAAAACCATTGATCCGAAAATCTTGGCTTCTGACGACAAATCGCCTGAGCTGCAAGCTGCTGAACAGCAGATGCAGGCGATGGGCCAAGAGATGGAACAAATGCACAAGATGATCCAAAATGTCGGCAAGTCTATCGAAATGCAGGACATGAAACGCAAAGACTACGAGGCTGAGATCAAGGCTTACCAAGCTGAAACTCAACGAATTTCAGCTGTTCAAGCCAGTATGTCGCCTGAGCAAATTCAAGACATTGTTTTGGGTACAGTGCACGGCATGATCACGTCAGGTGACCTGATTGCTGAGATGCCTGGCCAAGATGTTGATGTTGGACCTGAGATGCCTAATGAAGCTCAAGAGCAACAACCTATGCCACAAGGGATGCCACAATGACCGCCGCACAACTGATTGGCTTGCTGTTTTTGGGTCGTAATGTGGCCCATTCAGTGCATTTAAACACCCGCAGCTATTCCAAGCACGTGGCCCTCAACATCTTCTATGAGCGCATCATTGGCGCTGCGGATGATTTTGCTGAAGCCTACCAAGGCCGTCATGGCTTGATTGGACCCATTGCCATCCCTGCGGCCAAGAAGACAACGAATATAATCGAGTTCTTGCAAGAACAACTTGATGAGATCGAAAAAGGTCGGTATGAAGTTGTTGACAGGACTGATATGTCGTTGCAACAATTGATCGATAACATCATCGAAGTTTATTTGCGAACTCTGTACAAACTCCGCTTTTTAGCGTAAGGAATCATCATGGCTAATTACACCCAAGCTGCCGCAACCACCCAAGTCAAAGTAGGCGCTGGCAAGCTGTTCGGCATCTTTGTGTCAGCTTCTTCAAGCGGTACATTGACTATTTATGATTCGGGCGCTGGCAGCACAAGCGACCCTAAGATTGTGGATACTTTTAGCGTGTCGGCAAGCACAACTTATCTAAACATTCCGGCTGGTTTGTATTTCAACAAGGGTCTGTACATCGTCTTGGCTGGCACTTCTGCATCGTTCACCGTCGCTTACGAATAAGGACCCGAAATGGCCAATACCAAAATCTCGCAACTGCCCTCAGCAACCACGCCCGTTGTGGGCACTGAGGTTTTGCCTATTGTGCAAAGCAGCGCGACCTCTAAAGTCTCTATTGCCAATTTGACTGCTGGCCGCGCTGTGTCTGCGTCAAGTTACGAGCCAACTGGCTCTACCGCACCTACCAATGGCATGTATTTGCCGTCAGCCAATACGCTTTCTATTTCTACAAACGGCATCCGAACAGCTACGTTTACAAACATAAATAACTTTGATGTTGGCACAAACAACCCTGCCGCTGCACAACGATTTATTCAAGCTGTAAATACGAGCTCAGACCCGTTAGCAGCTGCTAGTGTTGCGGCTAAAAGTGATGCTCAACTTCTTCAAATAACTGCAAACTCAAGCACCACTGCTGCTATCAGCGGTATTACTCAAGCAGGCAAAGCACTTCTTTACGCAGCTGGCGGAAGTGGTAGTTCTGGTTTGCAAATCTGGGATGCATCTACCACACCGCAAATTGATTTTATTCTCAGCACAAAAATCATAAGCACTTTTTCAACTGCCGGCAATCTTGACGTTGGTAGTAGTAACAGTGCAAATACTGCTCGTTTTATACGAGTAAAAAATGATAGCACTGGGTCAAGCGCTTATGCAACCACTACTGCTCAAAGTGATGTGCAAATTGCCAGTTTGCAAGCATACTCTAGCACCTATCCTGCCGTAAGTGGGATTACAGTTGCAGGTAAAGCAGTTTTTTACGCAGCTGGCGGTGCGGGTAGTTCTGGATTACAAATCTGGGATAACTCAGCAGCACCGCAGCTTGACTTTATTATTGGCACAAAAGTTGTCGGTACTTTTTCTAACGGTTTTAACCTAGACGTTGGAACAGGCAGCAACGCAAACACATCTCGCTATGTTCGTGCCGTAAACACAAACACTGGGTCAAGTGCTTTTGCGTCGGTCTACTCTCAAAGCGACACGCAGATTGCACAGTTGCAAGCGTATTCCAGCACATACCCCTCCGTAAGTGGAATTACAGTTGCAGGTAAGTCTGCCTTGTATTCTTCAGGTAGCGGCGCAGGACTTTTGGTTTGGGACAACTCTACGACACCTCAAATTGATTTTGTTGTTGGCGCAGGGGTACTCGCGGGGACAATTAACTCAAGCGGCAACTGGAACTTCAACACCAAAACAATCTCTGGTATTGGTGCATTGACGGCTAATTCGTTCATCCCCAACGGCAGCTCTGTGCCAACAAACGGTATGTATTTGCCGTCGGCCAACACCGTCAGTATTTCTACCAACAGCGCAGTTGCTGCCACGTTTACAAGCACTGGCAACTTTGACGTTGGAACTGGCAACACAACAAACACAGCTCGTTTTATACGCGCGGTAAATGCAAGCGCTGGGTCTAGTGCTTACTCAACCGTTACGGCCCAGAGTAATGTACAGCTTGCACAGTTGCAGGCTTACTCTAGTACTTACCCAGCAGCAAGTGGCATTACTTTGGCTGGCAAAGCAGTGGTTTATGCGGCTGGCACTGGCAGCACAGGCTTGACCTTTTGGGACAGCAGTGACACACCAGGCATGCAGTTTGTAGTCGGCACTACCAGCGCCGGAACGATCAACTCCAGCGCCGTGTTGACGCTTGCGAATAATCCTATCCTGACTTCTGGCACAGCAAACGGTGTTGCCTATCTCAACGGCTCTAAGCAACTGACTACGGGTACTGACCTAGTGTTTACCAGCACAGGTTTGGGTATTGGGGCGAGTTCTCCTGCTTATAAGTTGCAAGTTACTGGTACTGGTGGAACAATTAATACCAGTGTAGGAACAAATGCAACAAGTTTTAGGTTTCTGTCTGCTAACACAACTTCTGAGTGGACTTTTGGAAACAACTCTACAGGAATTCAAAACTCAGGTGATTATTTTGCTTGGAATAGACTTCCAAACGGTGGTTCTTGGTCTGAACTCATGCGCCTCGACTCCTCAGGCAACCTAGGCTTGGGTGTTACTCCTAAAGCATGGGTTGGCGCAAAAGCAGTTTCAGTTAATTCGGCTGGCTCTGTTTATGCTGACGGTCTTGTTTACGGTTGGAATACAGGGATTGCAGCTAACTGCTATCGCACAGGAAACTCAACTTGGGCGTATCAAAATGCAGGCGTTCGTGCAACTCGCATAGAAGCAAATGAAAGTAATCCATTTACTGTTTATCTTTCGGGCGTTGGAACAAACGCAAACGACCCAGTAACCTTTACCCAAGCAATGACGCTTGATGCTAATGGCGTTTTGCTGGTTGGAACAACATCTACATCTGGCGGTGCGCAAGTAACATTTAACAATCCAAATGCAGCGGCAATGAAAGTAGCGGTGACTGCATCAACTGGTACATATGCCGCATTTCAAAGTTTTGTAAACAGCACAGTAACCGTTGTAGGGACAGACAATAGTGCTGGTGGATACCTTGCATCTGGTTCATCGCCATACGCAACAGTTCTTTCAAATACAGGCGCTTATCCAATTCAGTTTGGTACTAACAACACGATTCGTGCCACTATAGACTCCAGCGGTAGATTGCTGGTCGGAACTAATACGGCAGCAGGTAGTGCAAGCACTTTTTATTCTGGAACCGCAGGACAGCAGCCTGTTTCCATGTGGAACGGAGCAACGTCTGGAAACAACTATTTCTTTGAATTTGGTACTGAAGGAACTTACACAGCTCGCGGCTCAATTACATATAACCGTGCTGGCGGATTAACTGTATACAACACAACATCGGACTACCGAGCCAAAGACATTTACGGCTCTATTACCGACAGCGGCTCTGTGATTGATTCAACTCCTGTTTACATGGGCAAAATGAAAGGCGCTACACAAGAACGCCCAATGTTCATTGCTCACGAAACACCTGATTACGCACACACAGGCGAGAAAGACGCTGTAGACGCTGACGGAAACCCTGTGTATCAACAGATGGACGCCTCTGCTCTTGTGCCTGTTTTGTGGGCAGAAGTCCAATCCCTTCGTAAACGCCTTGCAGCCCTCGAATCTAAATAATGAAACCCGCACCGTACCTCATCCGCAAGTACCTTGAAAGCAAAGGCTTTGGTGCTATCACCTTGCCGCCTTTTGGTATCTACGCGCTGCCTGAACGACTCAATGAAGAACGCTTGGCAAGGCACGAAGGGCAGCATTGGAAACAATACGAACAATACGGGCTAGTTGGCTTTTATGCAAAATACCTGTATTATCAAGCGAAGTACGGGTATCATGACAACCCAATGGAAGTCGAAGCCCGAGCTGCTGAAATTGCATAGGTACTCCACCAGCCTTTGATGGTGGAATTTTGAAAGAAAATAATGGCAAATACAAAAACACCCATTACGATCGACGGCGTTGAATACGCATTTGAAGACTTGACACCCGAGCAACAAACTCTGGTCAACCATTTGGCTGACTTAGACCGTAAGCTCGGAGGTGCCAAGTTCAACGTGGATCAGCTGCAAGTTGGCCGCAATGCGTTCGCATCTATGCTCAAAGATTCTCTTGAAGTAAAATAAACCGTACCAGTGAGGCTCACTGGGGAATCTTAGGATTCGTGATATGACTGAAGAAGTCCAAGCCTTAGCGGAAGTTGACTCCGCGCCTGCGCCAGAAGTGACGGCCACTCCTGAAGCGATTGAAAATGCGCCGGAAGTCGCTGATGAAAGCAAAGAACAGCCAGAGGAAAAAAAGTACTCACAGGCTGAAATCGATGCAATGATCGGCAAACGCCTCGCAAGAGAGCAACGTAAGTGGGAACGAGAACAGCAACAGCGAGCTGCCGAAACGCAGATCGTGAGAGCTCCGTCAACTGCATCCGTTGACCAGTTTGAGACGCCTGAAGCCTATGCGGAAGCATTGGCCTATCAACGTGCCGAAGAACTGATCGCCAAACGTGAAGCAGCCAAGCAGCAATCTGCCGTACTCGAAAGCTATCAAGAGCGTGAAGAAGCAGCTCGGGACAAGTACGACGACTTTGAACAAGTCGCCTACAACCCCAAGTTGACGATCACAAACGTGATGGCAGAAACGATCCAGTCCTCGGACATTGGCCCTGAGTTAGCTTACTACCTCGGCTCCAACCCCAAAGACGCAGATCGCATCTCACGCATGTCGCCACTCAGTCAGGCGAAGGAAATCGGGAAGATCGAAGCCAAGTTGGCAGCTGAACCTCCCGTAAGACGAACTACATCCGCGCCTGCGCCGATTTCTCCTGTTAACGCACGCTCTACTGGAGCGCCGTCTTATGACACTACGGACCCACGTTCTACCAAGAACATGACGACCTCGCAGTGGATTGAAGCCGAACGTGCAAGACAGGTTAAGAAGTTGCAGGCACAAAACCGCTAATTCTCCTAAGATCAGGTAGAATGATTACTTGAAATTAGGAGAATCATAATGGGGAGTGACAATTTATATTTGACGGCTGAAGAACTGAAGCGGCAACGCAACAGAGAAGCATCTGCCAGATATAGAGAACGCAATCGGGAAAAGTTCAATCAACGTATGCGGGATTGGCGTGAAGCAAATCGGGATAAAGACCGTGAGCATAAACGTGAACACCGTAACCGAAAGATTGCAAATGGAACGCCAGAAGAAGTCGCCGCTTTGCGTGCTGCCGAATCTGCGAAAACCAAACGCAATCAAGACCGGTGCAAAGAACAAGTTTTTGACGCTTATGGCGGCTATAGATGTAACTGTTGCAACGAGAATGAACCAATGTTTCTTTCGATAGATCATATAGACAACAACGGCGCAATTGAGCGAAAATCAGGCTTGTATAGCGGAAGCGGTACAGGTTTCTATCAGTGGCTTCGTAAGAACGGGTTTCCTTCGGGGTACCAAGTTCTTTGTATGAACTGTCAGGTAGGAAAACATAAAAACGGCGGCGTTTGTCCTCACCAAACAACTTTGACTTCTTAAAGGAATTTATATGAGTAATTCGATTCTCACCATTGACATGATCACAAGAAAAAGTTTGGAGATCCTCGAGAACAACCTTGTGATCACCCGTAACGTGAACCGTCAGTACGACGACAGCTTCGCTGTTGAAGGTGCCAAGATTGGTTCGACCCTGCGTATCCGTTTGCCCGACCGCGCTCTGGTGACTGACGGCGCCGCCTTGCAAGTTCAAGACGACAATGAACAGTACACCACTTTGACTGTGGCCAGCCAAAAGCACATCGGTATCAACTTCACATCTGCTGAATTGACCTTGCAATTGGATGACTTCGCTGAGCGTGTGTTGAAGCCTCGTATCAGCCAGTTGGCTTCGTCCATCGACGCTGATGTCGCTAACGCCTATTTGAGCGTTGGTAACACCGTTGGTACACCTGGCACCACTCCTTCGACTTCTTTGGTCTTGTTGCAAGCCCAACAGAAACTGAACGAGAACGCTGCTGTGATGTCCCCACGTTACGCTACCGTGAACCCTGCTGCTAACGCTGGCTTGGTTGAAGGCATGAAAGGTCTGTTCAACCCAACAGACACTATCAGCAAACAATTCAAGAACGGCATGATGGGCACTGGCGTGTTGGGCTTTGAAGAGATCAACATGTCTCAGTCGATCAAGCAATTCACCACTGGCTCACGTACTGCTACTGGCGGCACAACTTCTGCTGCTGTGACTGCACAAGGCGCAACTACTATCGCCATCACTGGTGCTGGTAACGCTGGCGTGGTTAAGATCGGCGACGTGTTCACTGTTGCTGATTGCTACGCTGTGAACCCACAGACTCGCGAGTCTACCGGTTCGTTGTTCCAATTCGTTGCTACTGCTGCAACAACTTTGGACAGCTCTGGCGCAGGTAACATCACCGTTGCTCCTATCTACACTTCTGCTAACGCTTTGGCTACCGTGGACAGTTTCCCTGGTAACAGCAAAGCTGTTGTGTTCGTGGGTGCTGCGTCTACTCAGTACGCTCAGAACTTGGTGTACCACAAAGATGCGATCACATTCGCGACTGCTGACTTGTTGTTGCCTCAAGGCGTCGACATGGCCAGCCGCGCTGTGCACAACGGCATCTCTTTGCGTATTGTCCGCCAGTACGACATCAACAACGATCGTATGCCTTGCCGTATCGACGTGTTGTATGGCTACAGCACAATCCGCCCACAAATGGCTGTCCGCCTGTGGGGCTAATCTGAAACGGGGCTTCGGCCCCTTTCATCGTTTTATCTTTTTAAAGGAAATCTATCATGGCACTCCCTAACGGCGCTGGCGGTTACCAAGTTGGTGACGGCAACATTACCGAAGTCACTTTGGGTGTTCAGCCCACCCCTCCCACAGCCACTACTGGCGCTACCTTGACTGTTGCTCAGATCACTTCTGGCATCTTGTTGGGCAGCCCTGGCACTACTGCATCTGCTTACACTTTGCCCGCCGTGGCAACTTTGGAAGCAACTGTGTCTAGCGCCAAAGTGAACAGCTCTTTTGACTTTAGCGTTTGCAACGTGAACGGCTCTTCTACTGGCGTCATCACCATGACCGCTGGTACAGGCTGGACTGTTGTTGGCTTGGCCACCGTGGCAGCTACTGCTGGCACGACTGGTTCTTTCCGCGCAGTTAAAACCGGCGACGGCACTTGGTCTTTGTATCGCTTGTCCTAAACTAAATGGGGGCTTCGGCTCCCATTTTTAAAGGAAACAACATGCCTAATACACAAGCAACTGGCGTCGCATATAGCGACCCCGAGTTTACTACCTGCTACGCAAGCCAAGAGATTGGCTACAGCACAGCAGCTCAAGGCACTGTGACACAATTGACAGACAAGTCCACAGGGGTAACTCTGAACAAGTCTGCTGGCCGTATCACAATGAACAACGCAGCTTTGGCTGGCGGTGCAGTAGCATCGTTTACGTTGACTAATAACTTAATCTCTGCTAACGACACAATCATTGTTTGTGTATCCAGTACCACTACTGGCAGCACTGCTGGAGCGTATACAACTTACGTTTCTAACATGACGGTTGGCTCTGCTTTGATTTCGTTGCGTAATTTGAGTGCCACTTCATACTCTGAAGCTGTCATCATCAACTACGCCATCATCCACGGCGCAAGCTAACTAAATGGGGGCTACGGCCCCCGTTTTTAAGGAAATAAATGCCAGTCATTTACATGAAACATGACGTGCACGGCGCTAAAGTGGCAAATATAGAAGCCGAAGCTGTTGCGGACGAAGAGAATGGCTGGGTACGCTACAATCCTGACACGCCTTCTGAACCTGAAGCGGCTCCCGTGAACGTGCTGGAAGTTAAGCGCCGTCGTAAAGTGACCACCGAAGAGGCTGAAAAATGACAACTTATACGGCGGGTGACCAGATAAACAGGGCGCTTCGCTTGCTGGGCGTACTAGCTGAAGACGAAACACCAGGTGCTTCAGTCTCAAGCGACGCGTTGATGGCGTTGAACCAGATGATCGACAGCTGGAACCTCGAGCGGTTGATGATCTTTAACACTATCGATCAAACCTTCACTTGGCCAGCTGGTGAGATTCAGCGCCATCTTGGCCCTAGTGGTGCAAGCATAGGCGGTTTTGATGGCATCCGCCCAATCTTGTTAGATGACTCCACGTACTACGTAGCGCCCAACGGCGTGTCGTACGGCATCAAATTTATTAACCAACAGCAATACGACGGCATTGCGGTTAAGACAGTGACTTCTACGTATCCCCAAGTGATGTGGATCAACATGGAGTACCCGAACATTCAGATGACGGTGTATCCCAAGCCTACGCAGAACTTGGAGTGGCACTTTATCAGCGTACAAGAGTTGGACCAGCCAGCTACTTTGGCCACCGTTTTGTACTACCCGCCAGGTTATCTACGTGCTTTTACGTACAACTTGGCAATGGAAATTGCGCCTGAATTTGGTGTCGAGCCAAGCCAGCAAGTCTCGCGTATTGCCATGACTTCTAAGCGCAATTTGAAGCGCATTAACAACCCAGATGACGTGATGGCGCTGCCGTACTCGTTGGTCGCCAGCCGTCAACGCTTCAACATCTATTCTGGAAACTTCTAATGAAGTCGCCCATCCTTGGCTCCAGCTATGTCGCCCGCAGTGTCAACGCGGCCGACAACCGCATGGTCAACTTGTTTCCCGAGGTTGTGCCGGAAGCAGGTAAAGAGCCTGCGTTCTTGCAGCGCGCGCCAGGCTTGAATTTGCTGGCGAACATAGGTGCTGGGCCGATCCGAGGATTGTGGGCGTTTTCATCCAGCAGCACTGTGTCGTTTGTGATCTCAGGCACAGAGCTGTACAAGATGGACGACTCGTTCCTTGCCACCAAAATTGGCGACGTGAGTGGCACAGGCCCCGTCAGTTTGGCTGACAACGGCACGCAGCTGTTCATCGCGTGTAACGGTCCTAGCTACATCTACAACAACACAACAAACGCTTTTGCGCAGATCACAGACCCAGACTTCCCTGGCGCAGTCACTGTCTGCTATCTTGATGGCTATTTTGTGTTCAACGAACCCAACAGCCAAAAGATGTGGGTGACAGCGCTGCTAGACGGCACGTCGATCGATCCATTGTCGTTCGCCAGCACTGAAGGTTCGCCCGATGGTTTGATTGCTGTAGCATCCAACTTTCGCGAAGTTTGGGCGTTTGGCACCAATTCGATTGAAGTCTGGTATGACCCAGGCAATCCAGGCTTTCCATTAGAGCGCATCCAAGGCGCGTTTAACGAGTTGGGTTGCGCTGCGCCTTACTCTGTTGCCAAGATGGACAACAGCATCTTCTGGCTAGGACGCGATCGTCGCGGCCAAGGTATTGTCTTCAAAGCCAACGGGTACACAGGCCAGCGCGTGTCTACGCACGCTGTCGAATGGCAGATTCAACAGTACGGCAATTTGTCTGACGCAATTGGTTACACCTACCAGCAAGACGGCCATAGTTTTTACGTGCTAATCTTCCCAACGGCCAACACCACTTGGGTATACGACGCAGCGACGCAGGCGTGGCACGAACGCGCGGGCTACGTTGATGGCGAGTTTGTCCGCCATCGCAGCAATTGTCAGATGTCGTTCAACAACCTAACGGTTGTAGGCGACTATCAAAACGGCAACGTCTATAGCTTTAACTTAGACACTTACGCAGATAACAACGACGTTCAAAAATGGCTGCGCTCTTGGCGCGCGCTGCCAACAGATACGAACAACCTTAAACGTACAGCGCACCACAGCTTGCAACTTGATTGCCAGTCTGGCGTGGGCGGTGACTTGTACGCGGGTGTGTTGCTGCTTGAAACCGGATTTAAACTGCTGACAGAATCAGGCGACAACATTGCGCTGGACGCACCAATCACAGACGCGTTTGTCAGTCTGCGCTGGTCTGATGACGGCGGTCACACCTACTCAAACTACCACTTGGCCACTATGGGCCAGACCGGTCAATACGGCAAACGTGTGTTTTGGCGTCGTCTTGGCATGACCATGAAGCTGCGCGACAGGGTGTACGAAATTTCTGGGACCGACCCCGTAAAGATTGCGATCATGGGCGCGGAACTTATCCTAAGCCCAACCAATGCTTAACACACCCGTCACGCCCCCACGGGTCCCGCTGATTGACCCGCGCACGAATCTTATTGATCGTGCGTGGTACATGTTTTTTGTGTCGCTTAGCAACACCGCTGCGTTAGTCATTGACAACCCAGATGTTGGCCCAAGCCCTGAGACTTTACTTGCCAGCTATGACGCCGCGTTGCGCGCATTAGCGCAAGACGTAGGTGTACAGCCAGCGCCTGTTGATTCAAGCGCAACGTTGGTCAAACAGATTGAATCGGCTGGGTTTGTAGATACTGGTCTGCTGTCCACAGTTGCTGAGCTGCAAAAGCAGCTTGAAGGTTTGCAAGTGCAGCCTTTAATTGACGTAGCCGCAATTAACGCGGCGATTGCAGCTGGATCAACGGCGCCTGTGGTTAAGACGGCTGACTTCACGGTAGCTAGTAATGAGACTTGGATCATCAACAACAAGTCGGGCTCGACCTGCACAGTGACGCTGCCGACAGCGTCTGCATGGGTGGGGCGTTCGCTGACGTTTAAAAATATGCAGGCTCAGACTTTGGTGTCTGCGTCGAGTGACGTGGTGCCAATTGACAGCTTAACAGCAGGCACTGCAATTCTCTTGAATGTAATTGGCAATTGGGCGACAATGGTGTCTGACGGCACTAATTGGGTCATTATGCAAGCCGCATCAAACAACAACTTACTATTGGAGTAAACCATGACAGTGACCGTCAAAGTCTTTGTGCCGGCAAAATACGCCGAAGCAACTCAAACAACGCAGTACACCTCAACTGGTGCGACTGCCATCATCGACAAGTTTACCGCTACCAACGTCAGCGGTTCTGCTGCCACGATCAGCGTAAACTTGGTAACGGTGGCTGGCTCGGCCGGCAACACCAACTTGATCACCAAGACCAAGACCTTGCAGCCGTCTGAAGTCTACACTTTTCCTGAGCTTGTTGGCCAAGTGTTGGGCTCAGGCGATTTCATCAGTACAATTGCCGGAACTGCAAGTGCAATCAACATCCGCGTCAGCGGTCGTGAGGTGACTTAAATGGGATTTTTTAGCGAACTTGGCAAAATTGGAAGCAGCGTTGGAAATGCCATTGGCGGTGCACTAGACACTGTTGGCAAAATTGGCCAGTCTGTACTTGACCATCCCCTTGAAGCTGCTGCACTTGCTGCTGGCGGCTATTACTTTGCACCCGAAATTGGCGCTTGGCTTAATTCAGACGGCGCGGCGTTAGCAGGAACGGAGTCTGGAGTAGCTGCAGGTACTGTCCCAACAACTAGCGAAGCATTAACTGGACTTGATCTTGGCGGTCCAGGCGGTAGCCCTGCAAGTTGGCTTAACGGTGGCGGTGGCGCTGCTGCTGCCGGCGCAGGCGCGTCAAAATATTTAGTGCCTGCTGCTTTGTTTGGCAGCTCCTTGATTGGGGCAAACGCGGCTAAAAATGTTGCTGCGACAGGGGCACAAGCTGCTGCTGAAGCAAACCGTGTTGCGTACCAGATGTACCAAGAGCAAAAGGGGCTGCAAGAGCCTTACCGCGCTGCTGGGGTAACTGCGCAAAATAAACTGATGGATTTGTTAGGCCTTAGTTCCAACACAACAGGCGCTGACTACGGCAAGTACGGTAAAGACTTTGCCATGACTGATTTCACAGCAGACCCAGGCTATGCGTTTCGTCTGAGCGAAGGACAAAAAGCGTTGGACAATCAAGCTGCCGCGCGCGGTGGTTTGATCTCAGGTAACGCGCTAAAAGCATCAACAGCTTACGGCCAAAACATGGGTTCGCAAGAATACCAAAATGCGTTTAACCGCTATCAGACCAACCGCGCAAACCAGTTGGCGCCTTTGGGCAGTTTGATCACAAGCGGCCAAAACGCGGCGGCTAATACTGGCGCTGCTGCGGGCAACTACGGCGCTAACGCTAGTAACAACATCACCAACGCAGCAGCAGCTAAAGCGGCAGGCGACGTAGGCGCGGCAAATAACTTGACCGGTGGCTTAAACACCTATTTAAATTATTCGTCAAACCAAGATTTGGTGAACGCGTTGGCGCGTAGTAAGTCAATATACAGAGACTAAGATATGCCTTTTGACCCAAACATTGTTTTTCAAATTAAAGGCCTTGAGCTGCCTAATCAACTGGCGCAGCATGCTCAAATGCAGCAGATTCAGGCTAACCAACGTCAGGCTGAAGTCAGCCAGATGCAACTTGAGGAGTTGAAAAACGACCGCATGGAGATGCAGCAGTTTCAACAACAACTTGCAGCCAGCGGCGGCAATCCAGACTTAAACGCGTACGCTGATATGTTGATGAAGTCACCTAAAAACTTCAAGACAGGCATTGAGCTAAAGCAAAAGCTGAAAGATCAATCGCTGTACGAAAACTACCTTAAGTCAGAAAGTGGCGGCGGAGCACCCGCTATGGGCGTAGCGCCTGCGCCATCTATGGGTGCAGCACCTGACATGAACATAGACGCGGCACCTATCAACGCGATGGCCTCTCGACCTGCTGCACCAGTAAATGCGTTAGCGCCTCAACCTGTTGCGCCGGTCAATGCGTTGGCGCCTCAACCTGCCAACAATGAGCAGACGATTCTAAACAAGATTCGCATGCTGTCGGCCAGCAATGACCCCCGCGCTAAAGCTGAAGTAGATGTACTCAAAGCCCAACTTGGCGAAATGAGTAAAGTGCCTTCAGACGTTAGAACTATGCAATCGTTGGGCTACCCGCTCACAAAAGCTGGTTTTGCAGAGTACCGCGATGCTCAACGACAAGAACGTATGCTTACGCCTGCCGAAGAAGCGCAAAAAGTTCGCATAGCAAATGCAAGCCGCGCGCCTGTTCAGCCTGTCGCGCCAACAATTGCACAGATTGTGGACCCTAACAACCCAAGTCAAATGATTACGGTTGACGCGCGCCGATATCAAGGCGGCGGCATTGGCTCAGCTGGGGTATTGGGCGTAGGTGGTAAAGAACCTGGTGCTGCAGTTCGGGCTAATAAAGCTGAAGAAGGCAAGACGCAACTTGCGGATGATTTGGCTAATTTGCGCGCTTCATTTGACACGCTCAATACTATGCGCGCTATTCCAAACACAGAGCGCAACGCAGCGTCAAACATTGCGTCTTCGGTTGCGGCTTCTCGCGTGGGGCAATTGACAGGGCAAGCAATTGGTACTGAAGCACAAGTTGAGCGCGATGTCATCAACAGCGCGCGCAGCCGATTGGTTAACTCGATTAAAAATGCTACCGGCATGTCCGCTCAGCAACTTAACTCAAACGTCGAATTGCAGACAATGCTAAAGTCAATTTCTGACCCTGGTCAGTCATACCAGTCTGCAATCCGTATTATTGACGACATTGAGCAAGCGTACGTCAAAGGCGCGGGGATGCCTAAAAAGAACGCGCCAAAAACTGGCGTAGATATACGTTCGCAAGCCGACGCGATTTTAAGCGGGGGTAAATAAATGGCCACCGCAGATGAATACGCAGCATGGATTGTTAAAAACGCCGCTAAAAAAGGTACTCCCGAGTTTGATACCGTAGCTCAAGCATACCAACTTGCAAAGCAAGAAGGCGCGTCTGCTGCACCAACAGAACAACCTAAAGAGCGTGGGTTTTTAAGTACTATTGGCGCGCCTATCGAGGCAGTTTCTCAAGGTATTATCAGTGGTGGCGGCAACGTCATGTTTGGCGCGCAACGATTGCTGGGTAAAGGTCTTGAAGCGGCTGGCGCAACAGATACGGGCACGTTTTTACAACAAGATGCAGCTAGACGACTTGCGCAATCTCAAGCCGCAGCAGCACCGTTTAAACAAGAGTTTCCCATCTCTACGGGCGCAGGTGAGTTGGGCGGTGAGATTCTTGGTACAGGCCCTGTAGGCATGGCAATCGCTGCGCCATTGAAAGCAATCCCTGCCGCCGCGCCATTGGCACAAGCCATTCGCACTGGCGGATTTTCCAAAGGCAACACGGCTACACGCGCTGCTGGCGGCGCAACTTTGGGCGGTGCATCTTCAGCCGTAATCAACCCAGAAGACGCGGCGCTTGGCGCAGCTGTTGGCGGCGCTGTACCATTTGCTGGCCCTGCATTTGGGTATGTCGGCGGCAAAATTGCAAATATGCGAACCATGCCGCAAAATCGTGCGGCTAACCTTGCCCAACAAGCAGCTGGCGCTGATCTTAAAGAAGTAGTCAACGCATTGCGTAACGCGCCGCCTAGCGTTGGAGTTGCCCAAGTCCTTGCTCGTTTTGAAAATCCCGCGCTTCAAGCCTTAGTAAAAGACTCTTTGGAGTCTACGCCCGAAGGTGCTCAATACTTGAGCAAGCTGGGCACTATGACTGAGAAAGAAGCCGTTAACGAGCTTGCAAAACTTGCAGGTGGGGCAACAGCAGCGGATGTCCGCGCCACAAATGAACTGGCCAAATCAAACCTCAACGCTATCACTACGCCGATGCGCGAATCTTCATTAAACCGCGCAAACTTGGGTAAAGCAGTTGCTGAGTATGAAGCGCAAGCAGGTAAGCTAAGCGCAGAAGCCGCGGCCCAAGTACAAGAAGTACGTCGTTTGATTGATCTGGGCGACGTAGCGGCTGCGGCGGCACGTTTAGATGTAATCAAAGCGGGGCTACCCCCAAGTTCCCGTCTTGCTCCAGCTAAATCTCAAGCTGGTTTTTCAGATCAATGGGCGGCTACTTATACTTATCCAGGTAAATTAGCGCAAATGTCCGATGAATGGGCATCTCAAGCTGCTAATGCTTCGCTTGATCTTGGGCAAGGCGCGCGTTTTTCCCAAGCCGCGGCAGATGCTTTGCGCTCCGTCGGTATTAAACCTTTGGAAGGTGCTCCGCTTGCCAATCAAATTGCCGCTATTTCAAAAAACCCATCTTTTGCAGGGAATGATTTGGTGGAAGGCGCGGTTCAACGCGTTGCGGAAGACATAGCCAAATGGACTGGTCAAGGTGGCGTTATTGACGCTAAGGCATTAGAGGCCATTCGTAAAAATGCGGTCAATGCTGCAATTGCTAAATTGCGGCCTGGTGCTGATGCTACCGCCCAACGCAATTTAGCAGCAGGCGTAATGTCAAACATCAAACCTTTGATTGATGATGCTATTGAGGCGGCAGGCGGCGCTGGTTGGCGCGACTATTTGGCAACCCACGCCAAAGGTATGCGTAACATTGCGGAAAAGAAATTGACAGGTGAGGCCCTCGCGCTATTCAAAAACAACAAAAATGAATTTGTGCGATTGGTACAGAACGAATCGCCAGAGGCGGTTGAAAAAATTCTTGGTCCTGGCAGCTACAACATCGCAGTAGAGCTTGCGGATAGCACAATGGATGTGTTGCGAAAACAAGCAGCTGGTCATTTAGACCGCGTCGCTGCCAGCAAACAAGCCACTGACGGTCAAAAAGCATTGGCCACTTTAGTGTCTCAAAACACATCAATGCTTCGTTTTCCAAATCTTATAAACGCGTGGGCTGCTGCGGGCAACAAGACAATCAGTGAGTTGGAAAAACGCATAGGGGTTAAGACAACAAAAACATTGTCGGACGCTATGCAGAATCCCCAAACTGCGGCAAATTTGTTGGAATCAATACCTGCATCTGAACGAAATAAAATAGTTCAACTGCTAAACAACCCTTCAATGTTGGGTCTTAAAGGCGCTGCTGTAACCCGTGCTGCGGCTATGCCTACTGTGCCCACAAACGCCTTAGCCCCTTCTTCTCAAAACCAAAACGCACTAGCACCATGAGCGATATGATCACCAACACCGAGGCGAAGTTAATGTCCCATGAGGCCGTGTGCGCTGAGCGCTACAAAGGCATCGTCGATTCGCTCGACAAGGGTTCGCAGCGCATGACCAAGATCGAGTACCTGTTGTACGCGGTCATGGCTGCCGTGCTGCTTGGGCCAGGTTCTGCTGCTGAGTTCTTTAAGAAATTTATAGGGCTGTGAAATGAATGATTTACTCAATCTACTCAGGGGTATTGCGCCCACTCTCGCAACAGCTGTTGCTGGTCCTCTTGGCGGTGCTGCTGTTAGTGCCATTGCCTCTCGCCTTGGCGTCGGAGATACTGTGGAGGAAGTGGCAAAAGCGATTGCAGGCGACCCAGCAGCCGCAGCCAAACTTCAAGAGTTAGAGCTGGAGTACGCCAAACTCGACGCCGCTGACCGTGATTCGGCCCGTAAGCGCGAGGCAGAAATTTCCACCAGTGCGACAGCACCTTGGTACAGCAAGATGGTCACACCGTTCTTGGCGATGGGTATGTTCTTATTATGGTCAATAGTGAACGTTTTGTTATTGAATAGCAGCATACCTGATGCTATGCGTGAGATCGTGATTCGTATGCTCGGCAGCCTTGACGCAGCTACCATGCTGATCCTGTCTTACTATTTTGGCAACTCACACAAACACTAATATGAACTTGACACCCAACTTTACCCTTGAAGAACTCACGCACACTGACCATCGTGAGTTTGACAACACGCCCAACGATGCAGAACTGGCTAACTTGGTGCGTTTGGCTGACTTTCTTGAACAAGTCAAAGCTCTTTTGAATGGCAAACCAATTATGGTGAATTCTGCATTTCGGTCAAAAGCCGTAAATGATGCGGTGGGTTCAAAAGACACATCGCAGCACAGAATTGGTTGCGCGGCTGACATCCGCGTGCCAGGCATGACGCCTGATCAAGTCGTCAAAACCGTGATGGCGTCTGGCATCGGCTACGACCAAGTCATCCGCGAGTTCGACCGCTGGACGCATATTTCTGTGCCTAATACTGTTGCAGATAAACCACGGAAGCAAGCGTTGATCATTGACAAATCTGGAACACGTTTGTTTTCATAAATAGTTCATACTGCGGGTGCCTAATCCGCATATGAAACTAAAACGTGTAGACATTCGTCATTCTCGAATACAAACGGAACTGTCTGTACTTCAGAAGAAGTGCCTACCGTTTGATACGCCTTACGATACCAACTACGGGTACTGGTGGATTGTCTATGACTCATCCGATATGCCATGCGCTTTTGCGGGCCTTGTTCGTTCTGTTCGCTGGCTTGATACTGGCTATCTGTGCCGTGCAGGTGTGCTACCTAGTCATCGTGGACGAGGAGCTCAGAAACGACTTATTCGAGCACGTATTCGGCAAGCCAGAGCGCTAGGCTGGAACTGGCTTATCACTGATACATATCACAACCCCGTGTCCTCAAACAATCTGATAACCACAGGTTTCACTTTGTTCGAGCCGTCAAAACCTTGGGGTGCTGATGGCACTTTGTATTGGAGATTGAAGCTATGAAATTCGACGCAAACCTTGCGAGTTATGCAACAGTTCGTGACCTTGAGTATCTTGACGCCGTAGAAAAATACGGCAGCATTACTCAAGCTGCTAAACAACTAAACATTAATAGACGGGCAATTCAAAAGTCAATTGATCGCGTCAAAAAACGTGCAGCTATCGGTGGCTACAGCCCTGAACACGACATGACCCATCCAGTGCCAGACGGGTTTAAAGTTCGTGGGGTTTCTACCTATTACAACAACGAGGGTAAACCCGTAGGTCAGTGGGTCAAGTCTGGCATTGACGAAGAGCGCCAGCAAGAGATCATCCGCGAAGCGATTGAGGCGATGTGCCAAGAGATGCCAAAAGCGGACGTAACTATGCCTCCGGTTGGGACAGCGGATAACCTTTGCACAGTCTACACGTTAACAGACAGCCATGTCGGTATGTTGGCGTGGCACAAAGAAGGCGGCGAAGACTGGGATTTGAACATCGCCGAGCGTACGCTAGTAGGATGCTTTGAGCAAATGGTCATAAGCTCACCAAACGCCTCCACAGGCGTTGTAGCGCAGCTGGGCGACTTCCTGCACTACGACTCTGCCTTGTCTGCTGTAACGCCTACAAGCGGGCACTCCTTGGACGCTGACGGGCGTATGCCCAAGATGGTCAAGACAGCCGTACGAATCTTGCGTACAGTTGTCGCGCTTGCGCTACAAAAACATCAAAAAGTTGTACTGTTGCTGGCCGAAGGCAACCACGACATCTCAAGCTCAGTCTGGCTGCGCGCCATGTTCCAGGCTTTGTACGAGAACGAACCGCGCATCGAAGTGATTGACAGCGAACTGCCTTACTACGTGTACCAACACGGGCAGACGATGCTGGCCTGGCACCACGGTCACTTGGCTAAAAACAACGCTTTGCCGATTCTTTTTGCGTCGCAGTTTCCCAAGATGTGGGGCACAACTACTAAGCGCTACGCGCATTGCGGGCATCGCCACCATGTCGAAGAGAAAGAGCACAGCGGCATGACGGTCATCCAGCACTCTACGCTGGCGGCACGAGACGCTTACGCAGCACGCGGTGGGTGGATGTCTGAGCGCAACGTCACCAGCATTACCTACTCAGACAAATATGGTCAAGTGGCGCGCAACACTGTGACGCCTGAGATGCTTGAATTGTCATAGTCTTGTGGCAAGATTTATTCGCAGCAATCGTGCTGTTTACAAAGGAGCTAGTATGTACAAAATTGAAATTAACATTTCGACTTGGGGCGATGACGAAGTAGTCACTATCGAGACTTCTGACTTCGATAAGATCGAATTGATCCGCAAGTTCATTGAGTTCCAACAAGAAAACGGCTGGGCTGCTGACTATGAGCACGTTGTTGAGTTGGACGAAATGGAAGAAGACGAAGACGAGCCAACGACTGTCTCTACTTACGTCATCACTGTTGAAGAATAAGAAAAAGGGGCTTAGGCCCCTTACTTCAGCCGCGAGTCTCTAATTCAATCAGTAGCTCGACATAGTGTTTGGCTTTTTGTAGATCGGCGATGCCGTTCTTCTTACGCCAGCGGCTGACGTATTTGATCACGTTGCCTTCTAAATAACCCAGAGCGTTAGCATGAATAAATTCCACCGGCTGAATCGCCATGCTCTTGTAGTGGTCGCCGTCTACCTGCTTATTGAGTGCTTGCTCAGTCATTTGATACTCCTTGCTCGTTTGTGAATAACGTCTTCTAGGACGATGTCCATCGCCCTCTCCAGTTGCACAACTGTGCACACGTCCAATTGGGCGTCGTGCACTTCCATTGCTAAATTCAATGCGTTCAATTCTTCTGGCTTCAAGATGAACCGCTCGCGCCTGGCGACAGCCAACAGCGCGTCTTGGCCGGCACGTATCTCAGCGCTGTACTCAGTACCTATACCCTGACGCACAAGCCCCTCAGTGACGTTGTATGCGCCGATCAACACGTCAATCGTCTCGCGGTCTGCCTCACCCCTGCGCAGCTTGTCCAGCGCGTCGTGGTTCTTAATGCGCAGGGTTGTGCCGTAGGGCACTTGGGCAAACGGGCGGATGCCTGACAGCACATACGTCAATGCGTCTGGCCGTATGCCTTTGGGCTTGTACTTACTTCTTTTTCGCATAGCCCGCTTTGGTGAACGTGTGAAAGTCTCGCGGCGCCAGTGCAACTCTAGTCTTAGGAAACATGTTGATTGAGTCAACGTTCTTACCATGTACAGACTCACGTACAGCTCTTGACTTCGTGCCGCTGGTCGAGCCCGTGGCTTCCTTCTCAGAGTCGGACTTGAGCTTGCTCAAGAACTGAGGCATGTGCGTTTTGATGTAGTCTTTGTGGAACACGTTGATGATCATGATCCGCCTCCAGCCAAGTCTTCAATGATCTCAGCTTTGCCTTGCTTTACGCCCTGCTCATAGCCAATCTCGTAAGCGTTCTCCATCGCTGTAATGGTGTTCTCGCTTACGCCTACGCTGCGTAAGAGTGTTGTCATTTCTTGTTTAGTCATGTGTTCTTTTCCTTTAATACGGCTTCTGCCCATAAAGCACCAAAAGCAAAATAAGCCGCCTGAATGTCTTCTTTGGATTTTTGAAAATCAATGTCCTCATCCGTCAGACCAACCCAAGGTCGGTTCACCAAGTTTTTAATGTGCCCATCCAACGCACGGAGGACAGCGTCCGCAGCTTCATCTACAGGCACGTCAGGGTTTGCTGTGATGCCCTCCTTTGTGATGCGTAGCACCTCCACTCGATCATCGACAAAATCGTTGAGAAAGACGATGCTGTTTGCTGGATTTTGAAACGAATACTTCGCGGCCTCTGCTTGAGGCATAGTAATTTTGCTGTAGTCAATCATGTGTTCTCCTTTATGCCGTGGGCGGCTTCGATTGCTCTGGCAAAGGCAAGCATTTCGGCATCGCTTCTCGGCTCGTTGTACATGTCGTAAATCTGTTCATCCGTCAACGGCTTGCGTTGTTGTGGTGTGGTGATGGAGTTTCTTGATTTATAAATGTGCCCATTAGCACAAATATCATTTCCATCTGGGCGCCTTTCACGAGCTGTGCCTTCCGCTCCGCATTTGGGGCAATAGCCATAAGCAGCCACAGGCTCACCTTGCTCTTGCTTGACCATATGGAGGTTGTCCTCGCAATGGTTTAATGCTTCTCGCGCCCATGCTTGATACTCGTAGTCGCAAGCGTTGACTCTTGCAATCTTCTCAAGCGCCATCTTCAATACTTCGGTACTCATGCTTCACCTCTTGCTCGGATTGCTCGACACACACGAATTGCATCATCATCGCTCAACCCTCGATCATCATTGACAATCAATCTACACGCCTCACGCTCTTTAGCTGCTACCAGTTTGGCAAATATCTCAAGCAACTCAATAGTCCAAGGGTCAAGCTGCTTCATATGACCTACATAAACCTCAGTCACTAATTTGCGATGCGCTTGTTTAGCCATCTCAATGATTTCATCTTGTGTCATTTCTTATCCTTTCCGCCAGCCATGATGGCCAGCACAGCAACTACAACGATCAGCAACATGACAAGGCACGTCACGATCAGCGAGATTAAAAGTGGTAGGTCTTCAGTCATTTGAAATACACCGCAAGTAAAAAACAAATTAACGCAAAGCCCAACATATCGTCCATCATGACTGCTCCTTCATCACGTACGCAGTGAGGCGCTTGACACGCTCGGCGTGGTAGACACACATCGACTTGGCGTAGTCTTGCGCTGTCTGCATCTGCAACAGCTCGCGCTTGGCCTGCTCTAGCTCGCGTGCGGCCAGCAGGTCAGCGTTGGGCAGTGTGAAGAAATGTTTGAAGATATTCATTTGGTTGCCTCCTTCAATAGTTCGATACGCTCGCGGGCGACGCGCAGTGTGTTGTAGCGTTGGTGCAGGCGTGCAAGGATCGTGATCCGTTTTTGTCCTGCGCGTTCTTGGTCTAGCAAATCAAGCACTTCGGCTTCGGTCTTGCTACTCAGGGTGTGGTTAATGCTTCGCCATGTTGACAATTTTTCTCTCCAAGATGTTGATGGTTTCTAAGGTCTTCGCTAAGTACCGCTGAGCTGAGTTGTACTGACGCTTGCGCATCGGTAGCTCAGCCTTCGCGATTTTTAGTTTTTGTTTATACAGTTCAAGTCGTGTCATTTTTTTTTCCTCAATTAAGGGCCGTAGGGCAAGTTAAGGGTTAGCACAGAAAACTTCTGCTCTGTTGTTTTAAACGTAAACGTCCAGTCTTCGGCTATCAACTCAAGCCGCTTGATACCTGCATCTACACCTGCGCCCCAATACAAAACTGCCCAATATGGGGATTCATTCCATACACCGCCGACCGTCTGTATCTTGTACTCATTCGCTGTCATTTCAGTTCTTCCATTGCAATCTCCGATATGGCGCGCTTGTCGTGCAACGCCGCCCAAATTTTTTCGTCTACTGTTTTCTCGGTCATCAGTACGTAGACCCACACGTCATGCCGCTGGCCGCTACGATGCAAGCGTCCGACTGTCTGCTCAAACAATTCAAGCGACCAGGGCAGGGACACGAAGACCATGCGGCATCCGCCGTGCTGGAGATTGAGCCCGTGGCCGGCGGACTTTGGATGGACCAAGAAAAGCTCAACTTTTCCCGCGTTCCATCGCTCGATGGCTCGGTCGTCGTCAAGCGTGACGGCGTAGGGGTAGCGTCGCTTAAGCTCAGCCAGCTCTTCCTTGTAGTTGTAAGCAATGATCGTATTGGCATGTTGGTTCTCCTCAATTAAGTCATCTAATAAATCAAACTTGTGGCTGCTAAACCAGATCGGCGTCTGTACGGTGTCAAACTTGCCATACTGTTCGCTGGCGGTTGTCTGCGTGTTGTACACGAAGCCGCTGGCCATCTGTTGCAGCTTGCCCGTCACGACAGCAGCGTTCAAGGCTGTAACGCCTAACGCTACAAAGTCGGACTTCATCTTCTCGTAAGGCGTGCGGTCGCTGAACTTGCAGCGCATCTCGACGTGGTGGCACGGCGGCAGCTTGTCGGCGTACTCGCCAGCGTCCAACACAAAAGTGGCCGGCTTCAGGCGGTCCATGATCAGCGGCAGCGATGAAGCACGCGGTGCCCACTCGCCGAAGTCTTTGTTGACCAGCACGAAGTACTGCTGCATGAACGCGCCCTTGCTGCGGCCCAGCAGTGATTCGTCAACGATCTTGCACTGACCGAACACGTCCTCAAGGCCGTTTGATGTAAACGAACCAGTCAGGCCCCAGCGCACGGGTGCCTTCAAAATCTTGGCCAGCGCTTTGAAGCGCGCGCCTGACGGGTTCTTCAGCTTGGTGAGCTCGTCAAACACAACGCCATCGAAGTCGCACTCAGGCAGGCGCTGCAAGTTGTCGTAGTTGGTTACGACGATCTGCGCGTCTGAGTCAAAGGCTGCTTGGCGTTGCTTGGGTGTACCGACGGCGACAGCCAAGCTCACGCCATGAGCCCACTTGGGTGCCTCGACTGGCCACACGTCGGTGCACACGCGCTTGGGTGCGAGGACGAGAAAGCGCTTGACGATGCCATCCTTCAACGCATCCTTCATCGCTGTCAGCGTGATGGCTGTCTTGCCCGCACCGACTGGCGCCAAGATCATGGCGCGGTCGTGCTCGTACAAGAAGTCAGCGGCTGTCTCTTGATAGGGTCTGAGCGAAAGCATCAACTTGTTCCTTGGTCCATAAACACGCGTATTTCTGATTAAGTGCTTGCACTTCTTGCGCAAACATTAGCTGGAGAACGGATAACCGTCCGCCCTTGGTTTTTAGCTCCACAAACCACGTCGTGCCGTCGGGCAAACACGCGATCCTGTCAGCGACGCCTTTGCGCCCTGGGCTAGTGAACTTGTAGGCTTTGCCACCTGCACGCTCAACAGCCCAGCAGAAGTGTTTTTCTATTTCTGATTCTTTCATGGCCAGAATAATATCATGAAAAAAGTTTTGTACAACATTTATTTTTCGTGTACACTGCAAGTTCTTTAAACGAAAGGACAGTAATGCTTCACTCAAATATCGTCGGCGGGTCGACCGCCAAACGCGTTATCAACTGCCCAGGCTCTGTGGCACTTGTGCAGAAGATGCCACCCAAGCCATCAAACGAACACGCTGACCGTGGCACGCTGCTGCACAACGTCATCGCTGAACACCTTGAGGGCAAACCGATCACACTAGGCGTCAAGTACAACGACCAAGTGCTTACACAGGATTTAGTCGATGAAAAACTCACGCCAGCACTCAAGGCTCTTGACGAAGTGGACCCAACTCAAAACATGGTTTATGAAGTTGAGACGCGTGTTGGCTTCGGTGATCTCTTGCCTAATGTCTTTGGAAGTACTGATCTTATTGGCCGTGTTGGGAATCGTGCCGTTGTGCTTGATTGGAAGTTTGGTGATGGCGTTGTTGTTGACGCTGTCGAGAACCCACAGCTGATGTTCTACGCAGCTGCTGCCATGCGCACACCTGAAGCAGCGTGGGCGTTCGATGGTGCTGACGAGATCGAGTGCATCATCGTGCAGCCGCCCATGATCCGTCGATGGGTGACAACCAAGGAACGCATCGCTGCGTTTGAGTTGGAGCTGGTGTCAGCAGTCAAGCAGGCGCAGATGCCCAACGCCAAACTAATGGCCGGCGATCACTGCCGTTGGTGCAACGCCAAACCGATCTGCCCCGTGATGAACGGCGCTGTCGACCGTGCCTTAAAAACAACACTTGATGGCATTGACACGATCACAATGTCGCAGATGTTACAGAGCGCTGACTTGCTTGAGCAGTGGCTGAAAGATATTCGTGCACTGGCGCATGATGTGCTCGATAAGGGTGGTAAAGTGCCAGGCTACAAGTTGGTCGCTAAACGCTCAACACGTCAGTGGGCCGACGAGAAGGCCGCTGTTGAATTCCTTGGCGACAAGGCTTTTAAGCAAGAGTTAGTATCTCCAGCGCAAGCTGAGAAACTGCTCAAAACCAAATTACCTGCGGAGCTGGTTGTTTCCATCTCTTCGGGCAATACGATGGCAAGTGAGGATGATCCTCGTCCTGGCGTCGTTCTCATCGGGCAGCAGCTTACTGCGGCCCTTTCTAAAATCGTGTAAAGGAAAATTCAATGTCATTCGCTCTCGCAAACCTCCCTCCCGTTACCAGCCTCTCAACTGCTCTGCGCGCTCTCGAAGCCGAAGCAGGTCCTGCTGGCGTTGTGATTCTGAAGATGGACAAGACCGGCCACTGGGTGTTCGGCGCTGACCAGACTGAAGCTGAAGCTGACGCCACTTGGGCCATTAACCCTTTCTCTTTCATCCACGGATATATCGCTTGGGGTGATGGTGAAGTATTGGGTGAGAAAATGGTTAGCGTAAGCCAACCATTACCAGAAATGGACGCGGCTCCTGCTGGCGCCAAGCGTGGTTGGGAAACTCAAGTTGGTATGTCTCTCAAGTGTTTGTCTGGTGAAGACAAGGACATGGAAGCACGCTTCTCGGCAACTTCGGTTGGCGGCAAGCGCGCAGTCCAGACCTTGGCTGTGGCCATCGCAAACCAAGTCGAGGCTGATCAGTCCAAGCCCGTGCCTGTCGTGCGTCTGAAGAAAGACCACTACGCGCACAAGTCCTACGGCAAAATCTACACGCCAGTGTTTGAGATTGTCGAGTGGGTTGGCATGGATGGTGAAACGCTTGAAGAGAAGGTCGAAGAAGCTCCCGCTGGCCGTCGCCGTCGTGTGACTGCCTAAGTAGCTTTTTTCTGATGCCCATTGGTGACAGTGGGCATTGGAAAGGAGCCACTAAATGAGAGTTTTAATTGCTTGTGAATACAGCGGTCGAGTGCGTGACGCATTTCTAGCCGCTGGTCATGACGCCATGTCATGTGACATCTTGCCTACCGACGTGTCGGGGCCGCACTACCAAGGCGATGTACGCGACATCATCAACGATGGTTGGGACTTGATGATCGCTCACCCACCGTGCACTCATCTTGCCGTATCTGGAGCGCGCCACTTTGCTGCCAAAAAAGCCAGTGGTGTACAAGATGAAGCCTTAGATTTTGTGCGTATGTTGCTAGATGCCGACATTCCTAAGATTGCTTTGGAAAATCCTGTAAGCATTATTTCTAGCCGTATTCGTAAACCTGATCAGATCATTCAACCGTGGCAATTTGGGCATGGTGAAACTAAGGCAACTTGCCTTTGGCTTAAAGGCTTACCGTTGCTTACGCCAACTGACATTGTGGAAGGCAGATCAGACCGCATCCACAAGATGCCGCCTAGCCCTGACCGCTGGAAGTTGCGGTCTACAACCTATCAAGGTATTGCTGACGCAATGGCCAGTCAGTGGGGTGTTTGATGCTCTGGCTTGACTTCGAGACGCGCAGCGCTTGTGACTTGCGCAAACACGGTGTGTACAACTACGCTCAGGACGCCAGCACCGACGTGCTTTGCATGTCTTACGCTTTCGGCGATGGTGAGGTGCAGACGTGGGTGCTTGGCCAGCCATTCCCTCGAGATGTGCGTGAGCATACTGGCCCCATCTACGCCCACAACGCTACGTTTGAGCGGTTGATCTTCTGGTATGTGCTTCAGATCGAGTTCAAGCTCGAACAGTTCGTCTGCACTGCCGCGCAAGCCCGTGCCAATTGCGCGCCTGGCTCGCTTGAGGATGTCGGGCGATTCAGCGGCGCCAGCATGAAGAAAGACCACCGTGGTGCTCAGCTCATCCGCATGATGTGCGTGCCGCCGTTCAAGAACGATGAGTCCTTGATGAAGGAACTTATTTTGTACTGCGAGCAGGACGTGCGCGCCATGCGTGCGATTAGCCAAGCCATGCGCCCGCTGTCAGCCGAAGAGTTGGCCGACTACCACGTCAACGAGCGCATCAACGACCGAGGCGTGCTGGTGGACGTGCCGCTGTGCAGAGCAGCTATCGAGTACGCGTCAGACGAAGTTGTAGAAATACAACAGATTGTCTCCGAGGTGACTGAAGGCGCCATTCTGTCGGTGCGTTCGCCCAAGATGAAGCAGTGGGTGCTTGAGCGTGTTGGCTCGCAGGCCAAAGAGCTCATGCGCATCGGGGAGAAATATTCAATTGACAAGACCGTCCGAGCCAACCTTTTACTCATGGAGAACCCCGATGAAATACCGCCCGCTGTTGCCGAAGTTATTCAATGTGCCGATGACCTTTGGGCGTCGTCGGTTGCGAAGTTCAGCCGCCTCGCAGACCTCGCGGACGTTGAAGACTTTCGCGTACGGGGGGCCTTTGTCTTCGCAGGCGGTTCAGCAACTGGACGAGCTTCTAGCTATGGTGCCCAAGTCCACAACTTTACCCGCAAGTGCGCTGCCGAGCCCGACGCAGTCCGTGCAGCAATGGTCCGAGGACACAGCGTTGTCCCCAAGTACGGCAAGCGCGTCACCGATGTCCTCAAAGGCATGCTCCGACCTGCGCTTGTACCAGCAGCTGGTAAACAACTCGTCGTGGCCGACTGGGCAGCAATCGAAGCCCGAGCCACCCCTTGGCTCTCAGATTCAGTCTCAGGCCGAGGTAAGCTCGACCTCTTCCGCACAGGCGCAGACGTCTACAAAGTCAACGCAGCCGCCACCTTTGGATGCGCCGTTGATGCCGTTACTAAGGATCAGCGACAAATCGGAAAAGTTCAAGAGCTCGCCTGCGGTTTTGCTGGTGGTGTGGGGGCTTTCGCTGCTATGGGCCGTGCTTATGGCGTTCTTCTGCCTGAGTCTGACGCTCGTCGTATGGTGGATGCTTGGCGTCGTGCAAATCCGTGGGCTCCAACTTACTGGCAGCAGTTGGAGTCCGCCTACTTGCGAGCAATGCGAAACAAAAACCGTGAGTTCAAGGCAGGACGTGTGACGTATTTGTACGACGGCGTGCACCTATGGTATTCCCTACCCTCTGGCCGTGTGCTGTGCTATCCGTTCGCTAAGTTTGACGACGAGGGTAACGTCACGTACGCCAAGGCTGCGTGGAAACCCTCAGCTGATGCAAAAGAATGGCCGCGTGCAAGGTTGTGGAAAGGGTTGGCATGCGAAAATATCACGCAGGCCGCCGCCAACGATCTGCTGCGCCACTCCCTCAGAAATCTAGATGACGTCGTGCTGCACGTGCACGATGAAATCGTCATCGAGACCGACAGACCCGAAGAAGCCATGCAAGAAATGGAGCGCATAATGTGCACCCCACCTGCATGGGCTGAAGGTCTGCCCCTTGACGTAGAAGCCCAAATCATGGAAAGGTATGGAAAATGAATGACCCTAAGTACAAGTTCGGCGACACAGATCGTCTTTATCACAGGGGGGGGAGTATTTCATCTCCGAGGACGAGCCGGTCATGGTTCTGCGCGGTAAAGACGTAACATGTCTGGCTGCGGTTTGCGCTTATGTGCAGGCTCTGCTAGACATGTCCGAGAACGAAGTGGTGAACAGCCATCTCGACTCAAGCCTTGAACGCCTTCGGGTGTTCTACGAATATCAGACGACCAGCGGCGTAGCAGGCGTCGGTTGTTCTCAAAAGCACCACTCAGGTTCTGAGCAGTACATTGAAAAAGCCGAAAAGCTGCTGCGCGACATGCGCGTCATCTAAAAGAAAAGCCCCCGTGAGTTAGACGGGGGCCAACAACCACAACAGGAGAAGACGTGGAATTTCTGGATTTTATATCAAAATTAGCGCCTGAAGGCGAGACTCCCTTAATCGTTCGTCAAAAACCCAAACTCAAAGACGGACAGTACGATTACCACGCCGATGGCGCGCTCAAGTGCACTTGGCCTGCTATGTTGCCTACCGCACGCATCAAAGACGATTGGGCCGTATACGGCAACACCGCCTCGTTCATCATCGATCGCTTCATCGACGGCCACCCGTCGGCCAGCGCTGCCAACTGTGAATATGTGCTGGTCATGGTGTTGGATGACGTGGGCACCGACAAGGCGCCGAACATTCCCGACCTGACGCCTACTTGGATCATGGAAACGTCGCCTAAGTCCTATCAGTGGGGCTACGCCTTTAGCGAGCAGCCCACCAAGAAAGAATTTACCGCAGCCATCAAGGCCATTGCCGACGCGGGCTACACCGACCCTGGCGCCATCAACGCCGTGCGCAACTTCCGCATCCCTGGCTCGGTTAACTTGAAGCCTGGCCGCGATTTGTTCCGCTCGCGCCTTGTGGAGTTCCACCCCGAGATTGACTACACGCTAGACGACATTTGCACCGCTCTGGACGTCACGCCCGCTGAGCCCGACAGCATGACTCTCTCGCCCATCCGCTTGTCTGACGATGGCGCTGATGACGTGCTGGCGTGGCTGTCCGATCAGGGCATGGTGCTTAGCCGCCCTAACCCGCAGGGCTGGGCCGGCATCATCTGCCCCAACAACGCCCAACACAGCGACGGCAACCCCGAGGGCCGTTACATGGCCGTCAACCGTGCGTTCTGTTGTCTGCATGGCCACTGCGTGGACTTCGACAGCGCGACTTTTCTTGACTGGGTAGCAGCTAACGGCGGGCCGAAACACACGCCAGGCTTGCGTGAGGAGCTGTTGGCCACTGCGATGGAATCGGCACTTTCGAAGCTCGCGCCTACTGCTGAGTTCCCCGACCGAGCTGCTGAAGTGATCGCCGAAGTCGAGCGCAAGGAACTGGGCCGCATCGAGCGTGACGGCTGGTATGAGCGCTTCGCCTATTTGCAAGACGATGAAGCGTTTTTCGACATGGAAGACCGCCGCGAGATATCTCGCTCGACTTTTAACGCGCTATTTCGGCACATCAAGTGCACGTCTGTCCACAATAGCGGTAAGACCCCTCGCCGTATCGAGGCGTCGATCTGCTTTGACGAAAACCGCCAAGCCAAGGGCGCCAAGTCGCTGGTGGGCATCACCTACGCTGCGGGGGCTGACGTGCTTGTCGCCCGTGATGGTCTGGTCTACGGCAACCGCTGGCGTGACGCTCGACCGACACCCATCACGGGAGACGTTACTATGTGGCTCGAGCACCTGCACCGCATGGTGCCGATTGAGTACGAGCGCGAGCACCTGCTCAACGTCATGGCCCATAAGGTGCAGTACCCCAGCCACAAGATCAACCACGCTGTGCTCATCGGTGGCCACCCAGGCTCGGGCAAGGACACGCTCATGGCGCCGTTTTTCTGGGCCATCGGTGGCAACGCTAAGGCCAATTGTTCGCTCGTACGTAACGAGGAACTGACCCAACAATGGGGCTATGCGCTCGAGTGCGAGGTTATGGAGATCGCCGAGCTGCGCCAGTCCGAGGCGAAGGATAGAAGGGCGCTTGAGAACACACTCAAACCCATCATCGCCGCCCCGCCTGAGCTGCTCAGCATCCAACGCAAGGGCCTGCACCCTTACATGGCCCTCAACCGCGTGCTGGTGCTGGCCTTCTCAAACGAGCGGGCCGCGATTAGCATCCCCTCCGACGATCGCCGCTGGTTCTGCCTGTGGGCTGAGGCGTCGCGCATGCCCGAGGCTGACGCCGTGGCCCTGTGGAATTGGTATCAGAACCGCGGGGGCTTTGCTGCTGTGTCTGCCTATCTGCACGCTCGTGACGTGTCCGCCTTCAACCCAGGCGCCGCGCCGCCTATGACCGAGGCCAAAATGATTATGGTCGAACAGGGCCGCTCAATGAGCGAGTCTTATTTGGTTGACATCATTAACCGCCGTCTAAGTGACTTCAGTGAGGGCGTGGTGGCTGCGCCTTTTTACGCGCTCTGCGACCGCTTGCAGGGCCAAGCGGCCCCAGGCGTCAAGCTGGTGCCCGCCGCGCTCATGCACGCGCTCAAGGAGGCTGGCTGGCACGACTGCGGGCGGCTGGCATCGCGGGATTACACCACCAAAAAGCACATTTACTGTGCGCCTGAGTTGGTCAGTCTGTCAAAGTCAGAACTGCGGCGGCTGGGCGAGAAAGTTAGCGCATAACAGAAAGGGCCCCGATTATGGGGCCCTTTTTACATGGGTGCATCTTCGTGATTGTCAGGGTTGAATCGGGGCACTTTCGTGCCCTTGTCCTTGGGGTTGGGATGCGGTGGGAATGGCCAAGTCATTACAGCCCCAACAATATGGCCAGCAGCGCGGCTAATAAGACCGCGACAAGCACATGGCCTCCAGCTCGGACAGTTGATCGAACGACAGCAGCGGGCTTATATCAACGTCGCCGATAAACGCTGCAACCAGATCGGCGCGCTCT